ATCTTTAACAATAACACCATTTTCATCAACATATTCATATGGTGATTTTACTATAAACTCTACAGGGCCACCTTGACCTAATTCAAAATTCATAGCAGATATACGTAAATCAGAATTTACATCGTAAGTATTTTGACCTAAGTTTACATAATATGTAGGTAACTCAATTTGACTTGTGTAACCATAACCTAAAGCAATTTTAGAAGTTGTACTATCTAAAACTACATCATTAAATGTAGCAGTAGTACCTGATACGGCATCAGCTGTTTTTACCATACCAGCAATAGGTTCACCAAAAGAGTCAGTACCAGATAAACCAACCATAATAAAGTTATTTGTGCTATTATTAGCACTAATTGTGTATGGTACATTTACTGTAGTTTGATTTGGATTTGTAGAACCTAATATACTATTTGGTAAAACCATAAAGTCTAAATGTGCTTCAAAAGACCTTGCAGTACTAATTCCATCAGGGAGACTTTGATTAGTACCATCATCTATTGTGTAACTACGATTAGCTGTTGTATCAGTCATGTACTCATATCTTGCTAATTTATAAGTACCTTCATGATAGGTAACTGTAAAAAAGTTACTACTTGTATAAAACATATGCTGTAGATAACCAGTTACTAACCAAGTGTACCAAGCAGATTGTTCTCTTTTATTATCAGCATTATAGTATTTATAATGATATATATAGTTTGAATTACCACTAGAAACTCTCTTACCATAGCTAGTAATACCTAAAGCTTTTGAATTAGTTGCTATATCCATATCTTTTGGTAACAACTCTGGTACTACTCTAGTCTGTTCTATAATTTGAGCAGGACTATCATCATCTACTACAACAGCCTCAAATGCTCTAGCAAAAGCAGAAACACTTGATGTAAACAATACGGATGTACCAAGATCTAAAGGTTTTAAAGATGTATCACATTCATAACTTGCTATTTTTTTTAGCCTAACAGTTTTAGGACTAAATATATCAGATTCTGTAAATAATAAAAATTGAGCATTATCACTAAACATCATTATACCTTTATTTATAGGTAATGTGTGCCTTATAAATGCTGGTTTTACATCTGATACACTGATGTCTATTGGGTTATCATCACTAGCTGTTATAGCTGATACAATAAATAAATTAAAGTATGACCCTGGCTGACTCATTACTATCTGTTCATCAGCCACTAAACCTAATCTGTTTCTATGAAAGAATAAATCAGTTATGTTTTTATCGACTATTGATGGGAAGGGGTTGGATACATTGTCACCTACTTCTCTGTCTTTCCAGTAATTATCATTACCTTGTGAAGTATCTAGCCTTGTAAAAGTAAATGAACCGTTACGATTATTAATTAAAGCATGAGGCATTGTACTAACATCTAGCCCTTTTTTTACTGTTTGATCTGCAGTTGTACCTTGGAAATTATGAGGTCTTACAGTCTCTTCATAACTACCAGTTCCGCTAACACCATTATCAGCAACAAATTTTAGATAATAATTATCAGTTTCTACATCAGCATCATTTGATACTTCAACTACATAACCATGTTTATTCATAGCTGGTAGTCTACTAACATCTTGTGCTTTTGTAGATATAACACTCATGTTTTCGTTTACAGAGCCACCAAGAAAGTTTACGTTTCTTGCATTTACACCACTAAGATATAAGCCACTGCCTATAACTTCAGCAGTTACACCAGACATATTTGCATTAACAGAATCAGCTAATCCTTTTAGAATAGTTGACATAGATAAAACACCTTCGTCAGGATTCTTAGGAGTTTTAAAGTAGCCTATATTAGCTACATCTCGGTATGTTTTTACAGGTTCAACAGCTTCTACTGAAATACGATACTGTTGTTGATTAACAGTACCATTACCTGTTTTTACTGTTATATAGGCAGACTCTGCAAAACTTTTAGTACCTCTAATTAAACCACCATTTTTAAGTGTGATTGTAGCTGTGTAACGGTTATCATAGTCTTGAGTGTATCCTAAAAAGTCAGCACTTTGTCCAGTGTTATTATTAAAATTTGCTGTGTTACTTGCAATGTAAGCAACACCATTTACTTGTAAGCTACCCTCAATATTTTCTGTTTTATTTTCACCATTAACAATAATACTACTAGCTGCTTGATTAAATACATTACCACTAAGTACAACATCATCACCACCAGAAAATGAAAAAGGTGTAGAGGCAGCATATCTTGTATCTGCTTCTGGGTTTCCCCATGTTGAACCAGCAAGATTAATTGCACCACCACTATAAGCAGGGCCAATAAAATCTACTTTTAAAGAAGATGCTCTATAGTATGTGTTAGGACTAGGTGGAATTGTTGTGCCTGTAGTATTATATAAAACATATTCAGTGTTATAGGCAATAGTATCTAGCCTTACGTATGAATAATTACCACTGTCTAAAGGTGCATCTGTGTTAGTAGATCCTATAGATACAGTTTTTTGTGGATTACTTATAAGAGTATAGTCCTGAATAGTAGTTACCCCGTAAGGTTGTGTAGCACCTGCTAGATAATTATAGCTAGATCCACTAGCAAGAGATACCGACTGTGAAGCACCGTTTGACAAATCCCATACTTGAATAGGATTACTGTTACTAGGTGTAATCTGTACTAAATATTTTTCATCTCCATCTCTTATTATTTCATACCAATAACCTGTAGAAGTAGCTCCTGTTAAGTTAGCTATAAATTCTGCAGGAGGACGTTTTCTAAGTCCAAATGTTATATCTGGAACAGCATTATCACACGCCCTTAATTGTCCTGGAAATTTTATTTTATCTGGTTGTTGAGATACACCCCCAAGAAAGTTTGGGATACGTTGATTTACTGCTGCCATTACATTCTTCTTAATACTTTAAATGGTTTATACACGGTGTTAGCATCGTGTTGATACTGGTAATCATTGAATATATTATGGTCTCCTTGTTTGCTCTCATATTCTAAAGCTGAAGCTCTTGCAAGTGCCTCATCTGATTCAAGTAATTTAGCAGATTGTGGGTTGTTTACCATACGATTAGAAGCTACTCTAGTAGCCCTAACAGTAATATAATCTTTAAAAACTTGAGGTAGATCTTCAAAACTTAGCATCCATATAATATCAAAGTATAATTTACTACAATTTTCAAAAGTAAAAGTATGTCCTTTTTTATCATATACTTTCATAATACCATTATCACTACGTCTAACTACATCATAATCTTTACCGTGTTGAAAGATATTGAGGTCTATTTGTAAAACATTGTTTGGAATGATACACTGATTATTTGTATCAAGGTTTATAGGGTACTCGTTCTCTGTGTTGTACGACCAACCCTCAGCTTGTATCTCACGGCAGACTTGCCTTAGAGTGTTTAGTGCTATAACCACTTCGGGGCTTTGCACAGCTAATGTATTAACTGGGGTTTCTCCAACGCTCATCAGGATTGAGTTGACAGCATCTAGTTCGGTAGACACTCCGTAAGATATTTGTGCCATAAAAAAAGGGGGGCGAGTGCCCCCGTATAAATGTATATATTATGAGAAAGCTGCTGGCTTTGTGCTTGTTCCTGCGAACAATTCTACACAAGCTGCAGGATTAACGTAATCCGCTCCCATAGCCATGCGTCCTAGTATGACATCGCCTTGGTATACCACTGAGACATCTCCACTGGTTACTTGTACCTGTGGGCCAATGGTTTCAACAACACCTGCTGCTTCTCTTTGGAAGATAAGTCCACATGTGTTTGCAAAGTTAGAGGCAGCACCGTAGTTCTGGCGTGGGCCATAGTTGTCGCCTGTAACTGTTGTAGCTGTTTCAATACCTTCAGATACGAATGAACCTGTATTTCCAGGATCTACTGTATCTAGGTCAGTTGCAGCTGAAGCACCACTTGCAGGTGCATACTTAGTACCATACTTAGAGAAGAATGGAACGTTCATTGATTTGTAGATTTGAATACCTGCAATTTCAATTACTCCGTTACCAGACTGAAGAGCTGTACCTTGTACGTCTCTGTTAATTAGACCGTTATTACCAGCACCTTGTATAAGTGCGTAGTACTGTCTAGGGTTAAGTACGGCAACCCGACCATCATCAGAAACTCCTTTTTCGTCAAGAGCTGCTGCTGCATCGTAAAATGCTGTTACAAGATGACCGTCATTAAGAGCATCATCAGCATTTGAACCACCACCAACTTGGATTTGTGTACCACCTGGCTCGATGAAGCTAGATTTTGAAATAGGAGAAGCCTGTCTAGCACCTTTAGCGATAGCTCTAAAGATTAGTCTATCATATTTTTGTGCAAGAGCATAACCGATCTTCTTAGAAATTTCACCCCTCAATTCGTAGTGAGCCAATGTTTCATCCAGCTCGTACACGAATGCACTAGAGATGAGTAGGTCATCAACTGTGATTGTCTTCTCTGCTACTGGAGGAGCTCCGTCAGAGTTTCCTAATATACTGTTGCCAGGGGTGTGGTATTCCGCACTTGTACGTCCAGTATAGATGAACTGTAAACTCTTTCCGTTTGTGAGTGTACGCTTCATAACGAGATCTCTTGCGATTGTCTCTCTTTGGAAGCCAGTAAACATCTCACCTGAGAACAACTTTAAATAGAGGTCTCTGTTGTTTGTTGCGTCCTGTGACGCATTATTACCAATCCTACCCAGAAAGGTTTGTGAGCTAGGATTAGTACTTGACTGTTGTGCCATTATTTTGTAAGGTTATATGTATCGTTTCTAGATCTAGTTTTATAGGAATCTTAATTGTATCAGCTAAGACTCAAAGCTGCCTGTGGTCTATCCCACCGTCATGACGGCATTAGGTGTCTCCGTAGAGGCTAATACCAAATGTAGAGGGAGGCATTGCACCTCCCATGTCGCTTAACGAACTACTTTATGTAAATGATAATTTGGTCGTTTCTCTGTCATATGCGTTTGAATGTGAGCTAATTCTAAAGCTCCCATTATAATAGCTAGACCGATTATACCAAACCAAATTGCTCTGTCATTCATTTGATAGTTTTAGTGTAAGCAACGCCACGATATACGTAAGTTACTGTCATGGTAAACTCCCATATACCAAAGCCCCGTTCCATGCTTTGGTGTCATGCGTCCCGAAGGATGAACGGACGTGACGTTACGATAAAGGTTGTGTACATTCACCAATAACTTTCTGTCCAAGATAAGCTATGATGTTACGTTTTGCCTGTACGTCAAGATGTGGGTCTTGCATTACAGTATATTTAGATAATATGAAATCGTCACATGTCATCTTCCAATCATAAGGACTAGAAAATTCCTGGGATGATCTGACCTGTTGAGGCGTAAGCACCAAGAGCAGCGAGAATACCAAGCATGGCAAGACGACCATTAAGCTCTTCTGCAACATGCCATCTATCGTTTTCATGGTTGTGGTGTGTCATTTTTTTCTTCGTTTGTGGTTGTAGTTAATTCTACGTGAACTTGTTTTAGATTTTCTAAATCTTGTTTTTTCACCGCTAGACATTTCTTTAGTAGTCTTTGGTGTTTTGGAAGAGACTCTTCGAGATGGACGACAAGCGGGGTAGCCTTTACGCTTTTCGCCTTTCTGTCTGCCACAAGGCTTACCAGTTTTTACGTCCACCCACTTTTCTTTAAACCATCTTTTTAAACTCATCTCTTTCCTCTAGTATAGCCTTTGGCAGTTTTTCTTTTACCGCCAGATTTTACTTGTCCTTTACATACCTTTACACCATACGCATTAGCATATGCTGAAGGGTATACCTTGAACTTTCTTTTTGCAGCTGCCTTTCCACGGGCACATAATTTAGCCATTACTTCTTTTTGCCTCCGTGTTTACAGCCACACTTAGATCCTTTCTTGTGTGCCATTATACTTTTTTAAGTCTAATTTTTCCAATTCTAGTTGCCCCAAAATTAGGTAGAATCTTATTATTATCTTTGTAATATTTAACAGGGGTGCTTGCCCCTTGTACATTAACTGAATTAACTTTTTTCATCAGCATTTCCATCTACGTAGTGCCAATGCCTTACGGGTTGGCTTTCCGTTGGGCTTTTTCATTGGCCCTTTGACTCCCTTCATGCGAGCACAAAAGGAACGCTTACGAGCACCACCTTGAGGCTGAGGAGCCTTGAGATTGGAGCCCGTAGCTCTATTATATTTAGCTCTGCCTTTAGCTGTAAGCCCGCCCTTGCGGGATTTCTCACCTCTACCTAAAGACAGACTTACACCTTTCTTGCGAGCCATTATTTTTTCTTATTACCTAAAATCTTTTTTCTTACTGCAGCTGGTAGTTTAGATAAACCTTTGTTCATCTTCTTACCTTTTGCAGGTGGTCTACCTTTCTTACTTCCGTAAGTACCCTTACCCATTGGCATAATTAGTCTCCTATACTTTTAAGTTTGATGCGGATAATTTTCTTAGAACATCATCTCTAAACGCTTCATCATTCTGATATTCTGGTTTGTTCATGTCTCTGACAACCTCAGCCATGCTTCTGTAGTTTTCAGTAGATGACTCTTTACCAGTGACTATGCGAGAATCTCTTCCCTGTAAATCTTCATATTGTCCTATAAGTGCTTTGACTGCAAATTTGATAGCTGATTTATTGGCTGTAGCTAAAACATCATCATAGTTTTTAGCATCCTCTTTACTAAGATTGTTACCAGCCCATTCCATAAGAGCATCATAACCATCTTCACCACCAGCTATACCTTTAATTTCATCAACCTCTGTTTGTGATAATGTAGGTTCTGCAGTGTCGGTACTAAAACCAACTTCATTTCTAACACCTTCTAAATAGTTATCAACTACG